ACTTGAGCATTGAAATTCTTTGCTGTCATGTTATAGTCACCATTCACAGTCATGTTGTGATTACCCATGACTGTGGTATTGTAATCTCCCTTTACTCTCAAAGACCCGCCACCTTCAACTGTAACGTCATATGCACCTGTGATTTTGACACGGTTCTCACCAAATACGAAGTTATACTGCCCGTTCTGAGATACAAAATGTACAGCACCGTCAGGCATGAACTGAACCATAGAACCACCACGATGTTGTATTGTAATGCTTTCATGTCCTTCAGAATCATCATATGAAACGACATGTCCCGATCTTGTTCTCGTTGTGTATTGGTATGGATATATGCCAGAACCCTCTTTTGATCGTGCATCTTCTGGTCCTGTCCACTTTGGTGGCGTCTTGTCTTTTGGATCTGATTTGTTTGTAGGCTCTGCCATAATATATTCCTTATGTTATAGAATCAAAAATGTTTTTAGCTTTCATTGCTGCATCAACAACTTTATTCAAATTTGTTCTTTCTTTTGTACCAGGCGCAATTGCTTTTTGTGCTTGCTGAACTGCTTTACTGAATTCTTCTGGTGCAAGTCTCTTGAACATATCACCCATTACTTTAGATGATTCTCCCCACATATTCTTATCTGGAAATACGCTAGGGAAACCACCGCTTGTATTTGTTAGCAAGCTGGTAAATGTTCCAATCAGTTTTGTAACGTCATCCGAGTTCTTTTCTGAACTATTACCTTTTACATCAAATTCAACGTTGGCTTTACCAAATGGAGTATCAATCTCTATTGTAACATTTGGAAGAGTATCTGTACCATGTAAGCTTGTATCTGATAATAACATCATTATGCATTTGACAAGATCGCTAATATCTCTACACTCAGAAAGCATCTTTGCTGCATTTATGTAAAACACTTCTGGATTTACTCTGATACCAGACAAACCATCTGCTGAATTTTGTGGTATTAGATTTGTTATTGTATTGAGTGCATCACCAACGTCTTTTGGTAATTTTGAGTTTATCTCGTCTCTAATAGCTGATGGCATGTTGTTAAAAAGATTACCAAGAGATAATCCTATACCTGGTAGATTGCCGAGAGCGGATGATGGAAATATTGAAGAAAATGCTTGAACAGCAGTTTCAATACTATTGACTTGTGGAATTCTCATGCCTGCAATAGGCCATAGAGTAGATGAACTAGGTATACCTTTTACCAGATTACGATAATATTTACCACCAGCTTCCTCTGTTGGTTTTGATCCAGCTTCACCACTACCAGCTTTTGCTTGAGAATTGATTTTTACTTTCTTGTTCTTTGCTTCCTCAATCATCTTGTGCCAGTCTATGCTGACATTACCAGGCAACTCTAGACCAGCTTGTGTTTCATCTCTTGCAACATGCGTGATAACACCTAGACTTGTGCCATCCAGACCTGCTGTTTTCTCAACAACAACACAAGATCCTAGTTCTATTGCACCTCCAAAAGTAGCAATGCTTTCATTACCAGCACCACCAAGTCTTGGAATCAAAGGTAATTTGTCTAATGTGAAATCATTACACATCTGAGAAGGAATGTATACACGAACAGCACCAGACTGTTTCTTGTCAGACTCTGAACCATCGTCTACTACTATTCCTACAACTTTTTTATCTTGATTTGGATATGCCATTTTATACTATACCTTGTCCTACTGTGGTCGATACACAGTCTAATACTGTTGTGGAATAACCGCCAGCTTTAACAACATGTGTCAAACTATGTATCAGATAATCACCTGAGCCATAAAGAAGCTTGGTTTCATCATCATTGCTTCTTCTTTCAAAATATATTACTTTACCTGCATTTAGAGATGGATTCCATGGAACTGTCAATCTCAATGCTATCTTGTCTTTTTCCAACAAACCCATGATGGCTTGTCTTTTCAATAGAAACTTCTGAACATCAAGGGGACAAGAAAGCTGCTCACCTTCTGTGTTTGCATTTGATTGTGCCAGTTTCAATGTAGCTGCTGTTGAGCAAAATCCAGGTTGAAAGCCAAGAATACTAGACATACCATTTTTAAGATTTTCAATAATAGTTGTACCAATAAAACCACCATCTGTATTGATACCATTCAATAAATCTGAGAGTAAATCAAAATCACAAGGAAAAGTGTGTGATATTGCAAACTCCGGATTTGCGTATCCACTATCTCTGCCACCTTCTGTGGTATACCCTGTTTCGGAAAAACGAAATTTGGCAGCACGCCCTTGTTTTGTCATTGTATACAAAGAACGAAAATGATGTGTGCAGTCATTCTCATATGTCATGAAGTGTAGAAAAGACGGATCGTTCGCTCCAGCCAAAGCTACATCAGCTTGTTGTGATATAACCTGAAATGGATGGATATTCTCAGCGGTATAATCTCTTGCAGGAAAAGAAGGTTCAACATTATTGTTTCTTGAACCTAAGCAACCAGTCAATACTTGATTGACAATAGTTGATGGTGTTGTGCATGTCCAAGGAAAACTCATCAGTCTTCTAGCATCTTCAAGCTGAGTATCGTGTAATGCTTGAATTGTCAGGCGCTCAATATTGTTGTTGAAAAGTTTCCTATCTTGAATACGATATATTGTATTTGTAAATTCCATTACAGACTTATAACCATATCTTTCAAGAATAGGTCTTGTTATTTTGACTTTAACTTCAGTATTCTTGAATCTGTCATAGTTTCTCACTGTATGAGCATAAGCATCAACTAGAATAGATGTTGATAGACCAGGTGTAAGCAAACTTTCTGATAGTGTAAGTTCTCTCACACCAAATTCCTGCAAGTTTTCTTCGCCTATTGAAGAGTCAAATTCCACTTCTACCGTACTAAGGTAGTCCGTATTGTAGGCACTATTATCCATTAGCTAAGTCTTCTTAAGAATGGTTGATTGGTATTTGTAAGACGATTGAATTCGGTAATTATTTGTGGATAATATTCTTTCTTGATGACTTTTATTCTACGCTTCTTTTCATTCAATTCATTTTCATAATCATAGTATGTGATAGCAGCGCCTCTGATTGTCTGATTTATTGTTTTTCCATTGATATTGAACGTCTCATAAGAACCTGCAAATTCCAATGCGCGAGGATCAGAGGTATTGGCGCTGGTGTAGAAGTCATAAGGAATATTTTCCAACGTACTATTTAGAGATGAAGCAACATTTGTACCATTTACTTCCAGATTGATTTCCATGGTAACATCATCTGTTGCATTATAACGAATGATCTGCTTTTCATAGTGATGGACAGAATCGTCGTTGGTTGTATCTTGTGTCCAGGACAGGATCTGAGTATCTGTTATAGCAGTTTCAGATAGACTTAGACTAGCAGCAGCTTGAGATCGATATTTGTTTATAATATAGTTCTTGAATGCTCTGGTACTCATAGGCCAATCATATTGCGGATCGTAGATATCGTTGGCGTATAATATGATCCAATAAGCTTCTGGATTGTTATAGATATTCTCAGCAAGAATTTCAGGTGTTTCACCATCTTTTACCGTATAAAAATAATATGATGACGCATTTACCAGGACTTCTCGTAATATACCAACTCTGAATGTTATATTTGTGACGATCTGATAATCTGATAAATCAGTCTTGTCAATATCATAGGGTATTCTTGGAAATAACTGCATAAAGTTTGCCATGTATTAAAATCCTTGCAGAACGCGAAGCTTATGAACAACTTCAACTTCTTTAAATACCAATCTTAGTCTTGTGGCCAGTGGATTGCTGTCTCTATATGTCTGCCAAACACCTAGATTTGGTGCGTAGTCAACTTCGCATTCCAACAAGACACAGGTATTAATTCTAGGTATTTTGCGATTTTCTACACCGCGATGATAGAAAGTTATATCAAATTCCGCTGGTGGCACATATACAGAACCAAATGTCAAAGCGCCAGGATCAATTTCAGGTGCAGCAAAGAATCGAAGGGTACGAACAATGCGTCTGATTGATTCAGCTTCTTCAGCATTTCTAGGTATCATAAGAAATTCAAACTGAAAGTCTCTCAATGCCGTAGAAGAGAATAGTACTTCTACTCTTGGATTGATAGGATAACCAGCTAGAGTGGCACCTTGACTTATAACACGCCCCGCACCATCAACAATAGACGATGCGCCAGAAGCAGCGTCAACAGCAGTAGCTACACTACCTGCTTTAAGACCAAATAAAGTACCAACAACAGTAGGTATGATACCAGCAAGTGCTTGACCACCAAGAGCAGTCAAGCTGATTTCCTCATACGCATTTTTACCATTATAGATCATCTGAGATCCTGGCATATACAAAGCAATTGACTTGGTAATACGGCGTGTTCTACGGGGTAGACCGGTACCACTGTTAGCATCACCAGAGTTTACCTGACCAAATCTTAGAACATCAACTTTTGAGAATTCGTCTAATACTTCACCATATTGATTTGTTATGGTACTAGAACCTCTCAACTGTCCAGCTAGATTTACAGGCACATTGATATTAATGACCATATAGTGACCAAGATAATCCATGCCAAGATCATTTGGAAATACCAGATAGTCGAAGTCATATTTCTTTTGTGATAGAGTATTATCGTCATTGTCGGTGACCGCGTCAACAATATCATCACCAAATTGGGACAATAAAAATGCACCGCCAGCGATTATTGGAAATAGTGGTAATACCATGTTTTGTGAATGCCTCTGATGTTTTCTATATATTTATATGAAAACATACAAAGGTCGCTTCTCACCAAAGAACCCTCAAAAATACAAAGGGGATCCAACAAACATTATTTATCGCTCTGGATGGGAACGGAAAGTAATGAAGTATCTGGATGAGAATAACGCTGTTTTGGAATGGAGCAGTGAGGAAATTGCTATACCTTACATATGCCCAACAGACAATAAGCGTCACAGATATTTTCCAGACTTTCTTGTTAAAGCAAGAATGAAAGATGGAAGTATTCAGACTATGCTATGGGAAGTAAAGCCTAAGAAAGAAACTAAAGAACCTAAGAAGAAAAAGCGAGTGACTAAGCAATATATCACTGAGGTAATGACATGGGGCAAGAATAACGCCAAGTGGAAATCAGCCACTGAATACTGTCTTGATAGAGGTTGGACATTTCGTTTGATTACAGAAGATGAATTAGGTATATAACAGTAGTGCTTATCATCGCTGGCATAGCCATAATACAGCTATGTCAAGCATTTGTCAAGTGAAATAAATAGTTCTATGGAAAAAATGCAAACATATACTTCTAGAGAACTATTTGACTGGCTTCTAGGCAAGGCCAGATCCGCAGCTTCTATTCGTAGAAATCTCATAAACGCCACTCAACAGCAGTCTGGTACAACCATCATAGGCAAGATGTATTTCTTCAGCTATGATGCAAAAACAAAAGACACGCTACCGAGATGGGACAAATATCCACTGGTATTTCCAATTGAGCGTTATAATGATGGATTTCTTGGTCTAAATGTACATTATCTATCTCCAGCTGAACGTCAAGCACTTTTGAATCGTCTTACATCATATGCTACAGCTAAAAACCTGACTGAAAAATCACGCTTGAGATTGACATATGATCTCATAGCGAGTACAAAAAAGCTGAATAGCTTGGCCAGACCGTGTATCAAGAGATACCTATATTCACACGTTCGCAGTAAATTCGTTGAAATTCCAGCAACAGAATGGGATCGTGTCATTCAATTGCCTTTAGAAGTATTTGTAACAAAAGGTTAAAACTTAAATGGCCACTTTTAATATCAATAATCCACCAGAAAACTTGACAATGGTTGATGTGAAGGGATATTCATCAGCTTATGGTGGATTAGTCAAATCAGCAAAATATGCAATCCGAATAACACCTGTGGGCAATCTGCTTCTGTCTCTTGGTTATGGCAGCTTTTTAAATCAATTTACATATTTGTCTGATTCAGCAGAAATGCCTGGTAGAGCATTCATGAGTATTGACATTCGCTATTATGGACCAAATTTCAAGCTGCCATTTCAGTCTCAATACGAAGACATGACAATTACATTTCTATGTCGTACCGAATCTCTTGAAAGACAATTTTTTGATGATTGGATGGAAATAATCAATCCAACAAATCTATGGGACTTCAATTATCGTGACTCCTACAGAGGTAAGATTGAAATATTTCAGTTGGCTACACACGCCGAACGAGGTGGAACTGGTGGTGGCGGTGCTGACAGTGGCGGCGGACCAACAGCACCCAAGTCAGTATATAAATGGACAGTTCATGATGCGTATCCAGTTATTATCAATCCACAGCCTGTAACATGGGCAGATGATCAGTTTCAACGTTTATCCGTATCATTTACATATACCAAGTGGACAAGAGACAATAGAGACGCTGTACCAGGAACATTTAGAGATACTTTTGTCAAGGGTTCTGAAGTTCAAGGTCTACCTGGTCAAAGTCCACCAGCTGCCACTGCACCTGCTGTATTGCCTGAAACAGGATCTGGAGGTGGTGGATCTGCTGGTGGAGGATTCGGCGGCGGTGGCGGTGGCGGTTTTTAAATTTATTAGGAGTATAATATGACTTTACCAAAGATTGATGTGCCAATATATGAATTGCAGCTACCATCCAGCAAGAAGTCCGTACGAGTTCGCCCGTTTCTTGTTAAGGAA